CCTCGAACGGCATCGGAGACCGTACGTCTCGCAGAACGTGAAGGAACTGCGGGAGACGAAGGTCTTCGATACGTTCACGGATGCACCTATCGCTTCAACGGCGCTGCAGTAATCCGCAAGCTCTTCGTTACTAGAGCCAACGGATGTCAAACCCACAGCGTCGTCCCCGTGACAGGCTCCGCTGGTGAATGCAGTGGTCGCCCACGCAGACACCCAGGAGAGAACGACAAAAGAGAGAGGAGTTCCCATCGGACTGCCCCGACGCGCGGGCTCAACGGAGTCACCCCAACTCCAGAGAGTCCGCGGGCTCAGCCCAAGGGAGGCTTCTGCGAGAGGAAGGTCACTCTTTCGTATGACCCCACCTCGCCGAAGCCCCTTGACGACAGCTCTGACCGCATCGTGCGACAACCCATCCGTGGCCTTGGAAAGGTCAGCGGACACGAAGTCACCACGAAGCGAGTCAGTAAACTTGTGAGGAAGCGACCCTCCGCCGTCCACGAACCAGTGCTCCTTAGGGAGCAACCGGGCGGAACGTCGGATCCAGTCACCTTCGACGAAGGTAAGCGCATCGGGGACACCGATGACGCGAACCTTCATCCCGGGAGAGCGAAGGGCCTCCGCCCGAGAACGTGGAGCGAGTTTGTTAACTCGTCTACGCCATCGGAGCGCGAGGACGCCGACCGCTCTAACGGCCACAAGTTTATCCGCACTGTAGGTCATCCCGAGGTTCACCTCACGTCTAACAAGACTGAGGCAGAAGCGACCAAGGGAGTCCTGGGCGACGCGCCGAAGCTTCCCGTTCAGAACAGACTGGTGAGGGATCTCACTGGTTGGCAAGTCAGGCCTTCCAGAGTCCGCCCAGTCATTCAACGGGTCGCAAGTTTCGGCGATCCAACGTCGCCCGACCTGCAGCAGGAAGCCGTCGATCCCGCCTTGAGAACCTGGGTTCTCAAAGCAGGAGGCTGTGCTCGTCGGGAGGGACTTCGGTACTCTCATGCCTCGACTCTTCACAGACGAGGTGACAAAATTGCCAAGAGACCGAAGTGCCCAGTTCGATGCGGGATAATCTTGGCTCGCCATCAGACGCGCGCTCTCGAGGGCGGCTCCCACCTCTGCAGGCGGAGGCCGCGGGAAGCCCCGAGAAGCGCG